ATCGTAATTCTTTGTGCCATAGAAAATATATTTGGATCTGCCACAGGTAAAACATCAACTCTTTCATCAAAATCCATTTGTTTTATTTCTCTTGTAGCACCAACAACATCGTATGGATAAACTGGAGGTAAATAAGTTTTAAATACTTTTGATAATAATTTAAATTCTGATCTCATGGCAGTGTATAATCTTTTATGTATTGCAGACATAACACGTGAACCACGTTCTAATAATGCAACTGTAGTTCCAACCGCAGCTGCTTGATTACCGTCACCCACTTGCATATCAGCAATGGCCGCAAATCTTTGACCTGCACCAACAACTATACCCATTAACTGCAACAAAGTTGCAGATGGTTCTTTGTAAGGCAACGGAAAGAAAGCGTCTCTTAAACTACCACCTGGTGCATCAACATCTTTAAACTCACCAGGTTGTATAGGAGCTGCTTCGTCTCTAACTCTTACTCCTCTTTGCTTAAATCCTGCAGGTAAATTAGATAGTGTACCTGCATCTAATAATTGACGGAGAGCAGCAGTTGCAGTTCTGCTCAATCCGCCAATCATGTGAATTAATCCAAAGCCATAAAATCCTAGACCTGGTAAGAATTTAAAATGAACAAAATATTGAATTTTATTTCTCTTTGGATCTGTGGGTTGATAGTTACGTCTAATAGATAAAACTTTTTTTGAGCCTTCATCAACTGTAACTATGTATGGTAATTTTATTCCTGTAGGATTTAACTCATCGTCTTTGTCTTCAAATCCTTCTAAATCTAAATTTACGTGACACTCTAATAAATTATAAACTGGTTCTTGTTTACCAACTTTTTTAGTGCCATCTAATTCTTTTTCTTTTTTTTCTACATCATTTTTATTTGGATCACTTGGTGGTCCTAAATCTATGTCAGAGTAAAAACCTCCGACTTGTTGTTTTCTTAAATCATTTTCTGAAATTTTAATTGTTTGTATTATTGAGTCTGCATCATTTAAACTTGTTGCCATGTATGGCACAACTAAATCATCTGCTGGAACAAATTTAGAAACTGCTCTACCTAATAAATCATCGTAGTAAACTTTTTTAAAAGTAGAACCTGCGAGTGGTAAATGAAATAACATCTGATCAAATTCAGGTTCATACTCTTCCATGTTTTCCATTAACTCGTAGTTCATGTAATCTTTAACACGTTGAGCTTGTGCCTCTTTTGTTGGATCAGGTTTACCAACTACTTGTGTTCTAACTGGTCCTTCTGCAGGTAATAATTCTTTATAAGCTCCAGCTTGAAACTGTGTTACAGCTTCAGCTAAAACTGGGTGTGTTGCACCTGAAGCTCCTTGAAAGGGCTCTGTTCTATTTTCATATTTAAATCCTAAAAGATCTAAACCTTGTATATAAGATTGTTCCCAATCTCTTCTTGAAGATTTATAGTCAACATAATTTTGTGCTAATTCATTACCAATCGGATCTAAAACTTCATCGGGTAATAATTCTACTAAATTATCAAAGTGTCCTTGTGTGCCTTCTATGTTAACTTTACTTGGATCAAAGTTAACTTCAACACCACCATCTTCTAATGGGTTTACTTCTACTCCAGGGTCAGCAGCTTCTTCTGCTTTCTGTTGTTCAATTTCTATTTCTTCTTGAGGATTAACCTCGATAGATGTTTTTACGTTGGGTAACGTTTTGTCTATTTCTGCCATTTATATTCTCCAGGTTCACTGTTTTAACTTGTTTTAAGGGAACATTCAAGCCTTGTGGATTAGGTCCCCTTTTAGGTGGTATTGTTCTTGTTAGTCTTTTAATCATTTTTGGTTTCTTTTAATACTGTCCATGAGAGTAAACACATCGTTCTCATCTAGGGGATTTTGAGTGTTTGCTCCAGAACCTTCATCTAATTCAACTTCATTATAGTATCTAAAATTTTCTGCTGCTTCTTTTTTCTGACCTTTTGTTAAAGTTAGTCCTAATTCTTCTAACGCTTCAACGACTGCATCTGCCTCTTCTCTAATATCTAAATTTATAGCAGAATCAAAACTTGTATCTTCAGGTCCCATGCTTTCAACATCAACTGTTTTATATTCAAACTCAGGTGCATCTACTTCTACATTATATCGCTCTACAGATTGTGGAAACTCTGGATCAGATAATAAATTTTGATATCCTGATTCACCAGGTTTATAAGTTATACTAACTGGTATTTCTGTATCATAATAATTTGTAGTCCAATCTATTGTAATTTCACCAGTGTTATCATTTTTACTCATTAACACTTTTTTCTGTCCAGCTTTTGTATTTAGTGTCATTTCAAAAAAATCTGGCTCTATACCTTTTATGTCTCCTCTAGATTTTAAAATACCTTTTTTTTCAATGGCGTATACTGCATCTTTAAACCATGCAGGCATTCCTGTAACCTGTGTATCCATGGCCATTTTTGAAGCGGCTCTAGAAGCTTTACCAGCTTTGGGAAAGAAATCTATAATACCTAACATTTTAGCTAGAGCAACTGTTGCACCTGCTCCAGACATTTGTAAAAATTCTCTTCTGTTCATACCTTTTTGAGCAAGAACTTGATCTATTTCTTTATTTAATAATTCTTCTGTAACTTTATCTTTAGGTAATTTTTTTGCCGCCGCGTAAGCATTTAATAATTTTAAACCAGGAAATATTGGAGCTGTAAGTTCTAATCCAAGACCAAACGTATCTGCAAAAACTTTTGGACCAATGGTTGATCTTCTGTCTTTTAATTTTTGTTCTTCTGTTTGAATTAATGATTCTAATCCAATTGCTTTTTCTGTGGCTGTTGGTGTTATGTTTTCTAAAAATTCTGTAAATATTCCTGTGCCTTTTATATTTGTTTCTGGCACCTCATCATAATCTTGAACATAATTACCGCCATCACCTGTAACTTTAAATGCAGGTCTTCTAATTAAATCAGATGCTAATCGTCCTGCTGCTGGTAATATTCTTCCAGCAAACTCGCCTACACGAACACCTGATCTTAGTAAAACATCTGCATAGTATGGTACGTTTCTTGGATCTATCATATCATTTAATATTTCTATAGGGTTCATAGTCTCTTTAAAACTTTGTGCTTGCGGTAATTCTGCATCTTCGTTTAAAAAATAATACTCTAATTCTTTTGCAAAACTTTCATCAGCCCCTGCTGCTCCACCATTGCTAAAATTAAATCTTGGCATTGGAGATATTTCTACAGGTCCTCCTTTTTGAAATCTTGGTAATAAATCTTTACTTATATAATCTGTAAATATTTTTTTATCGGCTCTATCTGTAATAATTTGATTTATAATATCTAAATAATCTCCAGCTAGTTTTAATTTTTCACCAGGCACTGTGCCTTTTTCAGTTTCAATTTCTCCAACAGAACCCTCTACGAAACCTGCTTCTTTTCCAGGAGCGTATAAAGATACCTCACCAGTTTCATAATTAAATGTTGCACCATGTAATCCACCTTTACTCATTCTTTCTAAATCAACTGAGTTAGGACTTTCTTCAATAAATTTTTTAGCATCGGTCTCTGATTCTGTAACAATTTTCATAATTTCCAAATTTAATTTAGAAATTTTATTAATATCTTTTTCATTAGTTACAGGACCCTTTCCTTCATATTTATCAACCAAAGGCCCTAGTTCTTTATATAATTTTTTAAGTTCATTAATTTTAGTTCTATATAATTTATTTACATCTTTACTTTGAAAAACTAAATCGTTCGTATCAAATAATTTATTTTTATTTCTATATATCCAATCAAACTGTCTATCTTTTTGTAACGTTTTACCTTTACCAAATTTTTTAGTAAAAAATTCTACAGGAAAAGGGTGTCCACCTTCTATTTCACCTAAATTATATTTTTTATAAATATTTTTTACATTTTGAGGTAAATTTTTTGGTGCTCTCATATCTTTAAATCTATTATAAATACCTCTCCCAACCTCAGATAAAAAATCAGATCTGGCTAATGTTCTTACATCTACAGGCTTAACATTACTTAACCTTTCAGTTTGTTTAGTAAGGTAATCAACATAGTCATTTAATTTTACCGCTTTAAAAGGACCTATTTTTTTGAATGGAAGTTGTCCTGATCTTATAGAGTCTGTCACCCCACTAGGAGTAGGTAAACCCATTAAACTTGCTATTTCAGCTGGATTAAAAAATTCATTAAAATTAACCCCTGCTTTTTTTAAACCACTAACTTGTTTTTTTAATAAGTTAGGATTTTTTCTAAAATCTATTAAACTATCAAATTTATTTCGAAATTTTTTTAATTTTGGTTGTTGTCTAAACAATGCTAAATCTCTAAACTTAGCTTCTCTGGTTATATCTCCAGTTTCTTTATTTTGTTTTGATAAAAGTCTGTTTGCAAATATTAAAGCATTTTGTTCATCTTTTTTATCTATTTTATAAGCTTCTTCTGGAACAGGGTCTAACATTGGTCCCTTATTAAATCTTCGTGTAGCCATCTTTTTATTTTTTTCTTTTCTTGCTTCATCAAACTTACGATACTGATCTAAAATTTTTGCAAGAGTTTCAAAATCTTGATAAGGATCAGGTGGCTGTTTTAATGGATCTTCTTTTCCTTTTTTTGTAGCTCCTTCTTTTTTATCATCATCTTCGTCTTTACTAAAAAATATATCTCTTAATCTTTTTGCAGCTGCACCAATAGCTAGTGGAGGTATTATTGCGCCAGGCACATCTATTGGTTTAAATTCGTCTGACATGAAATCAACACTTCTTTCTGGAAACAACGGATTAAGGGTTTTAATATTTGTTCCTGATTGTAGATTAACTCTGCCACCAGTTGCAAAATTTTCTTTTGCATATATTTCAAAAAATCTTTGGAAACCAATTCTGTTTTGAGATCGTGGTGATAATTTTTTAAAGGCATTTATTACCTCTTGTAATTTATTATCTATGTCCATAGGGTCCAACGGTAACCCACTTCCAGTATTTAAATTAACTCTGCCACCGTCAGCCATAAGAAAAGGTCTGTCGCCTAATCTTTTTCTTTGTAGGTACTCTTCGTAAGTTTCTTGACTTGGATCAAAGTCCTCTTGCATTTCATCTTTTAACGGACCTGGTTCTAAGTCGTCTACCAAGTCTGCTAGCATAAGTTTATTGCCAAGAGTTTTATCCTTGTCATCTATAAACGTGCCTTGTATTGGATCAAATATATAAGCCAACGATTCCTCCTTCTGCGTTTAATTCTTTAAACGGTAAAATTTTTGTATCAAATTTAGGTTTTGTACTAACATATTCTCTATAAGCGTCTGGGTCTAGTCTTTGTAATGACTGCTCCATTTGTTGTATGTTTTCTCCATGGTATGTAATTCTTTCAAATCTTCTATTAGGATCATCAATACCAAAATATTTTTTACTCTCTTCTAGATCTGGATTTTTATAAGCGTTAAAAGCTTTTAAATCATCAGCTAGATTTTGTTGTAGTTCTATTGGATGTAAATAATCTGTTGCAGATTTTGGACCGTCTTTTAATATTGGCTCTATATTATTTCTCTCTAACCAAGTGAATACATCCTCACCACTGTCGTATCTCCAGTTCTCCATCTTATCAAAGATGTCCTCACCAAAGTGTTTTCTCCAAATACGAACTGGGTCTGGTGCAAAAAACATACCACCACCGTGATGATGTTTACCCGCTTTTAAATTTTTATAAATTGTATCATCTAAATTTATTACACCTGCCTCGTGTAGTTTTGGTAAATTAAAACTACCTAAACCTCTAGCCACAGAACTCATGTTGCCATAAGCCTTACCGTAATATAGTTTGCTCAATCTTTCTTCTTGCTCTGGTGTTTTTTTAAATGGAGAAAAAATACTCTCTGGTTTTTTTGATTCTTCTACTTTTTTCATTTCATCAAATGTTCTCATTAATCTCTCCAATGCACCCCGTAGAGTCAGCTCTTCAACTGGTCTGTCCTCATCTGCAGCTCGATAGATCTCCTCTGGTTTTTTACCTTCATCAAGAATACCTTTTTCTAATTTATTTCTCTCAGCTGAAACTCTTCTGAATACGCCAAGATTGTATAAGATATTATCTTTCTGTGATTGCGATAATCTTATGTCAGGATTTTCTTTTATAAATGTAATTGTCTTTTCAAAATTTTTTTCAAGGTCGTCTGCATATTCTTTGATATACATGTATCTTTTATCACGACCCACATTTCTAATATCAAATGGTTTAAACCTGCTAGCATCGGTTAGTTTAGAATTTATTATAGTATAGTCACCAGCTTCTTGTTTAGTCAACTTACGACCTAAAAACTCTACACCTTCTGCCGTATCTACAATACCACCACCCTTTGGTTTAGGTTGTCTGTTTGCTAGTTCTGCTAATAATTTTATTAAATCATCCATTAATAGTACACTCTTTTACGTTCTTGTTTTGGTTCATCCAGATAGTCTTCGGGGTGATCAATTAAGCCACCTTGTCTAAACCGCATGATCGCTTGTGTAGTTGAGTCTACTAAGTCATCATGATCGCCATATGGGAACGCTGCACATTCTTCTATGACCTCCTCAGCAAACTTTTGCTCAGGAGCCCATATCATACCAGATTCAAACAAAGGTGCAACAGAGTTTACTCTGGCATGCTTGTCGTTTCCTTTTGATGGTGTAAAGTTCATCACAGGTATGTCCATCTTTCTAAGCTCGTATGTGAGAGGCAATCCACTAGCTTTTGCCTCTACAATTACAGTTTCAGGTTTCCAATAATCGTATTGTTCAAGGGCCAATCTACGTAATTCAGGGAACTCGTATCTACCTTTGATGGCGTCAAGTAGTATAAGATTGGCCCCACTATCTTCGTCAGGATAGAATATACCCCAAGTCGTTATAGCACTGTAGTCTGCTGTTTCTTTTTTAAGAAACGCTGTATCGTAAGATTGTATAACGTGTTGTATTTGTGGAATGTCATCGTGCTTGTATCTTCTCCACCACTCACGTTTTAATATCGCTCCTTCTTCTGCTGTTGGGTTTTGCATCCATTGCGCGTTCCATTTACCGACTGGTAATGTTGCTTGTACTTTTTCTAGTTCGTCTAGCTTCCAATACTCTGGCCACACTGGCTTGGGC